TCCATAAGCAGGCGACTTTGGGTGGGTTATAGCACGCTCAAGGAGAACACGACAACCCTGTTGAATCCATATTGCCTCTTTAGGATGCACGCAAATCAAGCGTGGACCCCTGGAGTCTTTAGGGACAGCAACAAGTCTAGCGACTATGTCGCTAGCTTCTGCCAAATCTTCATCGCCTCTCACCAATACGTCATCCCAAAAACTGGGAATAGCGCAGAAGTGATCAGCGAATTTGTATTTGTCATCAATCGTCGTGTAGATAGTCCGGAAATTACTCTTATGCCACGGCTTAGCTGGGGGATAAACTGCCCCAGGTCCATGACACGGAGTAATCTCTGACCAATTAATACGGTATATAATACCGCCTATTATTTGCCGCGCAGACGCGAATAGATATTGAGACCTAGTTCCAGTAAAAGACTGGTTCCAAGTGTCAATACACGCATCTGTATCTTCGAAGGCTTTTTGAGCCATTTCAAGTTGATCATATGTTGGTTCTTTCTCGATCTTATAGCAGAACAAGAGCAGTTGTCGAATGTATCTTAGGGTGTTTGCATCTAATGTAGATACAAACTTGTCCACGAGCGGTGTTAACCACTCGGGGAAAGCAGGCAGTTCGCCTGCTCCTTCGATCCACAACAACAACTGTTTGTCAAGCATGGGTGCAGCATTCTGTACCCAATCATACGTTATGTCATCAGGGGGGCTTAAGGCCACACTTGATAACTCGCATATGTCCGCTATCAGGCGACTGAATATGTTTAACACATCTTCTTCGTGGATATCCACGCGCCTGACTGCTGTTGGTTGTATCGTGGTCATCACGAACCTCCCTTATTGGGAAATTCGTTTAGACACACGATCGCTACTAAACGTGGTGACGAAACCGCCTGTCCACCTACAGTGGTGGCGTAGCGGAGAATGGAAACCGTGAGGTCTCTATTCTTGAATTCATCATCACGTTGTATTAATGCACCGATACGATTACACAGTCTATTTGTAGACGCAGGAACCGTGAGGCTCTTGCTAGTCTTTTTAGATTGCGTAGCCGGGACTTTAGTCTTCATAGATAACTTATGAGGTTATATAACTTCTATCGTTTTCATTGAGGGCATGGTCCATTACTAGACTAGTAATGAATTAGCCTAGTAATTACACTCTAACGAGTGTTGAAAAAGACACACTACCGAATTAAGGACGCATCATTGCTGATGAATCCGGAGTCCGATAGTGCATCTCGAGCTGTTACTGATCACCACGACCAAGGATCTCATCCGTTTGGCTGAGAGCATTGGTATAGGCGGTCGTACCAGCAAGGAGGTTGATCACCTGGTCCGCGAGGGCCTGAATGACCGACATCCCAACTAGTGCATCCTTTGGTGCAGCGAGCACAACATACAGGCTGACTGGACGGATTGCTCCGTCAGTCATCGTCATGTAATGGTCGAACCGCACGACACTACGCCGACCAGCGACTTTCGTCGCTGAATCAACATAGTCCTGGTGTTTAATCAGGAGCTCGGTGGGCAAACTTGCCCCACGAGCGATCTCGCGCCTCAATGACCCGGTTTTATCCGAGTAAATGAGGGAGTAGTTCAGACCATTGATGGTAGGATTGGAATCCATGGATGTGTTGTTTTATTAACTAACGTTTAGCCTTTAGGTTCGCGGCCATTTGGCCGAGTAGTGCTGTCGAGATGACAGCCTGCTTTTTTCCGAACCTACCACTAAGACCGATTGAGAAATCGGTACTAATGGGCTTTCGGTGGTAGTATTCTAACTCATTCATTGCCGTCTGAATACCGTCCCACATACTAAGTGTAGTGCCTACCGGGTGCTTTATCGCACCCGCTACGCATTTCCACTTAGTACTAAGGGTGGCATCTTTAATACGTTTGGCATTTCCCGTTAGGAAATTATCCATAGTATTAAAGACATCAGACGCGTCTACGAACCAATCAACCACGAAAGAGAATGGAATTCTCTCCCATGTATAACTGGCAGGTCCAACGGACCCGAAACGTGATGCCAAGTCATCCAACTGTGTAAACACAGGTGAACTGTACTTGACACTACGAATTCCGCGGATGGAGCATATCTTGACTGGCTCAAGCAAGGATTGAA